ACCCCCGGTATGTGGGCTCGATGGGTGGGGGATATTTTGTTACTATCTACCCCACGACACCGTAACTAAAATTCCAAATTCCAAATTCCAAATTCCAAATTCCAAATTCCAAATTCCAAATTCCAAATTCCAAAATTCCAAAATTAAAAAAAAAAAAATATACATATCCAACTACATATGATTAAAATTCCAAAAAATGTATATGTATCCGCACCTCCTACCCCCAATATCCAAAAAAAAAATAAATTGTGCTAATATGCCTTTATGGAATCGATACCAGAGTGGCTACGACCCACAGAGGATGACATTTTGAATACCCGTTACCCCATGACTAAAGATCATAGGGAGGTTCAACGCATCACATTTGAATCATTGTTTGAACGGGCATTGGAGAATGTCATGGAAGGGAAATCGATTAAGTCCTTGGTTGAAAGTGACCCTCGTAATGTGACATATGGTCAATTCATGAGGTGGATTAGGTCAGACCCGGAACGATCTGCCGCAATGGATGAAGCTGAAATAATTGGTACAGATGTCACAGCAGATGAGTTAAAAGAGATCAGCGATGGTGATGGTCTGGAGGATGTTCAGCGATCCACGTTGCGTGTGAATACCCGAAAATGGTTGATGCAATCCCGCAATCGAAAGAAATATGGTGACAAACCCCAAGTGGACAATTTGACAATCCATGTGGACATGGTATCTGCAATAGAACGAGCAGAGAGGGTAGCGAATTCCCGCGCCATACTTGAGGGTGACTATACTCGTGGCTAAGAGTGGCCCAGTCGGGAACGAGAGCGACTTGATCGTTCAGTTGCTTTCTTATAAGTATGACCCGTTGGGGTTTTCCATGTTTGCATTCCCGTGGGGGCAGAAGAATACGCCGTTGGAGAAGTTAGCAGCACCACGGGTATGGCAAATGGATGAGTTCAAGAGAGTAAGCGACCACTTGATGCTGGACATTGAGAAGGCAAGGATAGGATTGCCCCCTTCGCCTCTTTATTTGGCCATTTCATCGGGGCGGGGAGTGGGTAAGAGTGCATACTTGGCGATGCTCAACTATTGGATGATTAGTTGCTGGATCGGCGCAACGGGGATTGTCACGGCTAATACCGAGACTCAGTTGCGGTCACGGACGATGGCGGAGTTGGGGAAGTGGCATACGATGGCTATCAATCGACACTGGTTCGACAAGTCAACTACATCACTGCGCCCCGAGAAGTGGTTCGGGGGGTTGATCGAGAGTCAGTTGAAGATTGACACCCAGTATTATTATGTTGACGGGCAGAGCTGGAGTGCCGAGAACCCGGATGCGTTTGCTGGTGCGCATAGTCAGATTGGCATGATGCTGTCAATGGACGAGGCTAGCGGGATTGGTGATGCGATATGGAACGTGTCAGAAGGGTTTTTTACTGATTTGACTCCCTTGCGATTGTGGATCACTATCAGTAATCCCCGGCGGAACACAGGGCGGTTTTATGATTGTTTCAATAAGGATAGTGATTATTGGGAAACAAAGTCTATTGACAGCAGGACGGTTGAGAATGTCGATAGTGGGGTTTATCAGCGGATAGCGGATAAGTATGGTGAAGATCATGATGTAACCCGTGTAGAAGTCAGGGGACTGTTTCCCCGCACGGGTAGTAACCAGTTCATTTCCGCAGAAGTGGTTGCGGATGCCGCAGCAAGGGAGATGGTCAAGGAGGATGATGAGATTCCCTTGATTATGGGGGTGGATGTGGCGCGTTTTGGTGATGATGAGAGTGTGATTCGGTTTCGCAAGGGAAGGGATGCCCGTACTTATGCGCCAATACGATTCAAGGGGATGGATACAATGAGTCTGGCGAACCACGTAGCAATGTTGATCGATAAGGAGAACCCGGACAAGGTGTTCGTGGATGGTGGTGGTGTAGGTGGTGGTGTAGTGGATAGGTTGAAGCAGTTGGGGTATCGGGTGATTGAGGTGCAGAGTGGTGAGAGGTCGAGTAATCCAGAAAAGCATACTAACAAGCGGGTTGAGATGTGGGATACAATGAGGGAATGGTTGCGTACGGGATGTATTGATAACGATGACCAACTGATTAGTGACCTGACTGGGCCGGAATATGAGATTGCTTTGAAGGGTCAGATCAGGCTGGAGACTAAAGCTGAAATGAAAAAGCGTGGTATTGGCAGTCCTGATGATGGCGATGCACTTGCATTAACCTTCGCTTATCCTGTATCTTTTCGTAATGGGGTTACTCGTTCCAGGTTGCGGAAAGGTAATATGGTGACAGCCAATCGTTACACCCGGAATGATTGCGCATGGATGCTGTGAATCACTTTGAAATGGGACTCTTATGGCTAATCCAGTGATTGATGAGTATGAAGATAAGGATACATCTACCGAAGATGTGTTGAAGAAGTGCCGGGAACGGTTCAAGCTCGCCGATGAATACTGGCGCGATGATAGGGATGCGGCGCTGGATGACATCAAGTTCCGTTCTGGTGAACAATGGCCTGATGATATTGTCGCTCAGCGATCAAGGGATAAACGTCCTGTATTGACGGTTGATAAACTCAATCAGTATGTCAGGCAGATTGTTAATGATGGTCGACAGAATCGACCGGCTATTAAGGTTCATCCAGTCGATTCCAAAGCGGATATAGCCACCAGCGAAATACTCGCAGGGGTAATCAAGCATATCGAATCGGCAAGTAATGCAGATGTTGCCTATGATACCGCCCTTGATAGTGCTGCTACGTGTGGATTTGGATATTTCACTGTCACCACTGATTACTCTGGTGAAGAAACGTTCGATCAGGAATTGAAGATAAAACGGGTAAGAAACCCGTTATCCATCATTATTGACCCTAATAGCGAAGAGGCTGATGGGTCGGACATGAAGTTTGCATTTGAAGTTAGCTACATGTCAAAGGACGTATTTAACGAGAAATATCCGAATAAGATACCTGCGGATTTCGAGACAAATAGCGTCTATGATGGGTGGTTTGGCGATCAGGTACGCATAGCCCGATATTGGGAAGTCCGTGAAGAAGATAAGACGATGTACCTGATGATGGATGGCTCTGTCATCAACAAGGCGCAATACGATGGATATGATAGTAGGGGTATTGAGATTGCATCACTCGTCAAAGAGAGCCGTAATATCCCAGTACGAACAGTTTGGCATTCCATTATCTCCGGTAAGGAGTATCTTGAGGAGCCACAGGAGTGGAAAGGAAAATACATTCCAATCTGTGTGGTGTGGGGTAATGAGATTGATATTGAGGGTAAAGTTACCCATAGCGGGATTATCCGCAGCGCAAAAGATGCTCAACGGCTTTATAACTATTCCAGAACAGCATTTGCCGAACGGGTTGCGCTAACCCCCAAAGCACCGTGGATTGCTGCTGCGGGACAGATTGAGAATTATGAGGATGAGTGGTCAACGGCGAACTCTATGCCACACCAAGTTCTTCGATATGATCCCATAACACTTAATGGTGTAAATGTCCCTCCGCCACAGCGGATTAGCCCCTCCGATACACCTTCTGGTTTTCAGGCTGACATGCAGATTAGCGAACATGACATCCAGGGAGCTATTGGTATGTATGCTTCGAGTATTGGCGCACCAAGTAATGAACGTAGCGGCAAAGCGATCATGGCGCGTCAGAGAGAGGGAGACACAGGCACATTCCACTATCATGACAACCTGAACAGGGCTATTCGGTATTGCGGCAGGATATTAGTTGATTTGATTCCAAAGGTCTACGATTCGGAGCGTATTGTACGAATCATGGGATATGACGGTGCGGTAAGTGAAGCATCCGTTGATCCTAATCAACCTACAGCAAGTCAGAAGATTGGTTTGAAGATGGTGTATAACTTTGATGTTGGTGTATATGATGTCACTATTACTTCTGGCCCAAGTTATAACACGCTGAGGGCGGAAGCCGCTGAGAGCATGACCACTATGGTTCAGGCGCGTCCTGAATTGATGAATGTGATTGGTGACTTGATGGTGAAGAACATGGATTGGCCAGGGGCAGAGGAAATCGCCAAACGGCTGCATATGATATTACCGCCTCCAATACTTCAGGCGGAACAGCAAGAAAAGCAGAATCAGATGCCACCTGAAATGCAGCAGGCGATGCAACAGTTTGATATGGCGATGCAACAGAAGGATCAGATGCTCCAACAGGCATCCGCCCAGATACAACAGTTGATTGGTGAAATGGAGAAATTGAAGCAGGGCCATGACATTAAAGCGGCAGAAGTCCAGATCAAAGCAAAAGAAGCCGAGATTAGCCAGTTTGAAGCAGATACAGACAGGTTAAAGGTAACCTTAGAGAATGGGGTAGATGAAGTACAGAACCTTCTCAAGACACATGAGATAAGGGTTAAAGAACTCCTTATGGCGCACGAACAGGCTCAATCAGCAAAGACTGCCGCTGATGCGGCTTACGCAGAGGATGGTGTTGAACGTGCTGAATCAGCAGACTCGACAGCCCAGATTGCCGCGCTGATCCAACAGTCGAACGAGCAGACTATGCAATCCATCTCAATGATCGCCCAAGCCATGCAAGAACAGACTGCGGCATTGTCAAGGCCAGTGACAAAGCAGGGACGCGCAGTACGACAACCTGATGGCAGTTACACAATGGAATCTGTTGAAGCGCCGGTTGGAGCATAACCATGACCGTCACCTACAACAACACAGTTAAAGACAGCCGCATGACGCAAGTTCTCAATGCCATTGATGGCGGAGCGGGTGCGGGATATATTGAAATTTGCTCCGCAGCTTACGCAGCAGTGCTTGCGACCATAGTGCTTTCTGACCCCTGTGGCACTGTCGGCACACAAGCATTGACACTGACTATGCCAAAGTCTGACACCACCGCCGCCAATACTGGACATGGATACATAGCCAAACACAGCAATATGTCAAGGAACTTGTAACAGACCTTGAGCCGCAGGTCGTTAATGCGGTAATTGAAACAGTTGGGAAAATTGTTGTGAAACGGACAGCGCAAAACGCGGATTTGGAAACAGCACAAGCTGAAAAAGCCTTGCGTGAATTCCTTGAACAACAAAAGTCTGAATGGAAAGAAGTGTATTCGCAGTTGATCCGGCTTGAATATGAACGGCGTGAACAAGAATCAGAAGAATTTCAAGTTGCAATGCTGTTATTTGAAATGTAGCGTGGCAAACGTCAAGCCTATTGACGGATATTCAAA